TTTTTTTTTTTTTTTTTTTTTTAATCTATTACACTTATATCAATTAACCCTTTTAAACCCGGATCCGAAAGATATCCAAAAGTGCCGAAACATGAAAAACCGGGAAACTCCGAAAGATGTTAAGCCGGAAAATATATCATGAACTGTTACTTACGCGTTATAAGTGGTAGTTTTTATATAAAAGAAGCAGCGATTACATAGTCCTTTTATGAGGACAGCAAAAACATCTAATGCAAAAAGACGTTACAACATGTAAACATATACGCAATGGAATAATATAATAATATTGAATTCGCTGAGAAAACTGTAAAAACCGTATTGAACCATATTTGCTATTTTAACGTGTGTTCGGTGAAAAACAGATACAGAGGAATAATATTACGCTATATTACTATTAAACGGATATTGCTTGGATTACTGACACTATTCGATTCTAAAGAATGACGGCGCACAATGCTCTACGACTGTGTATTGTCGGTTCTGATGTAGAATGGTAATCTGTACGAAGTTGAAGATTAAACACGCCTATACTCCAAGAAGAGCTACCTATTATCTTATCTTAACATGCTTACTCCAGACTGTTATTTTAAAACGTGAGGGAGGTTCTTAGACAAAGTACTAAACTAGGGTCCGTCGCGGCCGCTATGACGAACAAAGTATAAGCCTTCAACTAATTTAAAGGTGATATAATTAACCATGGTCGATGGTATCAATGATGTAAATCGATGATGCCAAACCGCTAACAAACCTGGCCTGACAAGGCGAGGTCCGAAAGGGGTGTGACTGACCAAGTGTGCTCTACTAGGGAACTTGAGGTCGTACCCTAATCTAGGAGCGGTCCGGGATCACCCTGTGACCTAACTCCAACAAGCACTACAAGGCACCCGAGAAATTTAGCTCATGGCCTTGCACAACTATTGAAAACTTTTGTTGGCTGGCACGCCAACTACTGACCAGAAGGTGTCAAGGACCGCCTTAAGGGCTTCCAAGACTGTTGCTCTTTGAAATGATCTCCGATACAACCCTAACATAGGTCTGAGGATATACTAAAGCCAAAGAAAGACCTATTAATAAATTCCAGTTACTCTAGAAAAACTGAGAAAATTTATGAACAACGATCTAATCTAATAAAACTTCCGTATACAGTAAAAATGCATATAAAATGCCATTATAAGAAGATACTTTAATTTTGATTCTTCTCTTAGCTGAACTAGAAACTTCGAGCGGGGGGTCTGGTGCGTCGAGTTTCTTTTGAACAACTAAAGGACGAACTGCTTCAACTAAAGTTTAACACAATGTTGAAACACTTCTCCTGACCAAGACTCTTTAAGAACGGTAACCTGTTGATGTATTCAATGAGTACTGCAGCAAGATGACTCGCCCTGTCATTGTAAAGCTTGTTTGGTGTTGACGGGGAAAGTACTTTATACCAAATTTGATGTAAAGAACGTCTGATCAAATGTCGGTCCGATTCTGTTGCCTTGCCTTTCTTCTGTTTTACGGCAAGAACTTCTGCGTAGAATTTGGTACGCATCATTTTAGTCATTCTGTAGAAAGGAACAAGGTCTTCCTTTCTGGGAAGCGAACCGAAGTTAGTCCACATATAGTTGATAAAGGAACCTACCAGTTTTGTTTTGGTTCTCCAAAGCATAACATTTTTCACTGGGGGATGATTGTGCGGATGAGCTCTGCGCCCATACGAACAGAGTAGGAAACTTTGCCAATAGATGAATTGAATCACCTTCATATATGAAGACTCTATTTCTGAGGGGATCATTGGTTTGATAAATCTACGTTGGCCTGACAACATTCGCCAAACTCCCGCTCGCAACGACCTGGTCCACTTGTACTGTTTAAGCTCATCGAGCCGATCTGTAGACAGTTCTTGTGGAACAAATCGAGGCCAAAATCTGAAATCGGTTTTAGGATTGCGCCTGCATTTTTCGTCAGAACAAATGAAAAAGGGCGCCTGCGAACACAGACAAGTTCCACTGAGGTATGTGTAAACTGAAGGGAATCTGCAAAACCTTAACCAATTAATGTGCGCAACAACTAGTTCAAAAACCCAAATATGAATTGGTTGCACACACCAGATGTATGTTGAAATGTCCTCGTCCATAGGTGTTCTATCTGGCATGGACTTGAGATGGTATCTTGTGAACAGGGGCACCTTTTCTGACTCCAGCACTTTGACTGAAGGACCTGATTCGGGTGGCAACATGGTCACAAGAGAAGGAATACACTGTAAGATGAAACAGAAGAGCCTGAAGACTTGGCTCGCAAAGTAACAGTTTTCCTTTTGGAACCGCGATATTGCTGGTGGGGGTTCCAAGCGAGATGATTCAAACACTCTCGCTGCAGCTATGCACTTTAGCCGCGGGACCGTCTCATTGCCGTGAGGACATGTATTTGCATGCACTGCTTGTCTATTTTCCTCGCATGCAAGTGTTACAGGAATTTCTGTGTTACCAAAGATGACTGTGTGAACAATTTGTTTGCATCTGACATTTTTGATCTTAACTCGGCGCTTGCGCTTGTCTCCAAACTTATCGCACTCGCCAACGTAAATTTCAGAATTGAGATCCAGCGGACCTTGATAGACCGGTGAAATGCTGAGGTTTGCTGAATCCATTGCAACACTGATTGACTTTTATACAAGCAATTGTGACGAAGACAAACATTGATCTTCTAGGAACAACATACAATTTTAATTTAAAGATTGACAACGAACAGTTTTTAAGAGCACGAGCGAACTCGTCTCACCGTACTGTCAAACGAACACGACGTCCTAGTTCACTTATGCTACTAGGTCAGCACATAATTCATTCCACGTTTCTTAGGGGTGATGAAAAGATCGCCAGCTCCATAGTAATTTTGTGCTGCTGTTGATGAAAAACCAGATTGTTTGATATCTGCTGTAGTTCGGTAAGAGGATGGTCCTCCACCGCCCAAATATTGTTTTCTTTGAGGCAAATTTTGAGAGCCTCCTCCGAGTGCAAAAATACCGGGGAGACCTGCTTTTTCAAACTGTTTCATTTTCCATTCATCTTGGGATATGTTTAAGCCAAGTACCTGTTTATTCAATTCTTCCTTATTGGTTAAATCTACTGCAGCTTCTTTTTGATAAAGAAGGGCTTCTTGGAGATATTTATCATCTTGAAGGGCCAGGGCATTGGACTGCTGCTTATCGACAAGCTTTAGATTGTAAGCACGATTAAGCTGGTTCTGCTCTCTGTTGTAATTGATACTGAGGTTTAAACGATCCCATTCATTCTTATCTTTCACGGACTGCGTAATGACATCGCCGGCTGCTTTTATGCCTGAAGAGACGATGTTTCCTCCAGAGATTCCAGCGAAGCCGCCAGCGCTCCCTGCAGACGCTGTTGTGACTGTTTCTGCTGCTGCCGCCGCCATGGTAGTTTACTTCCTTTACTGGTTTGTAATTCACTTTCCACTGACGACGCGAGACCTGCAAAGGCCTGTTTCACTTCCATCAGTTCATCTCGCAAGGCATCAGCTGCTTTGTTCAGAGCATAGTTCTGTGAGGTTAGCTCAGCCAACTGAGATCCTGGTAACGGGTTGCTGACAGGCAGCTTCTCCATGTATCTCAGATAGATGTCACGGAGATCATACTCCGTTGATGTGGCTGGCATTACTGCTGACATGAATCCCTCACGGTGAAGTCGCACGTAGTTCAGAACGTTGTTAGTTCGTGCGTCCACTAGCTGAAAGACGACGGACTCACCGAGTGCGAGCTCTTCCAGAGCTCCAGCACGGAACATGCTCATGATTGTGTAATCCTGAAGACAGCCTCGGTCTGTTGTATCACCATCAAACTGGAAGTAAACAATTCCTTCTCCATTTGTGGTACTGACTGGCGCTGGTGGAGGGCACAGTGGATCTTCATACCAAGCGATGGGGTCCAGGTGAGATTTGGTTCCCTCTGCACAGTAAGCATTCTCATTCTGCACAGCGTCATGTATGCCATGTTGTAGCCAGACATACCCTTTGGCTGGGTTGGAAACATTTCCTTGGGCAGTGTACACTTGATCTGTCACTCCATTTCCTCCGTTGTGATAGATGTTCAATCCAAATTGGACTTGTGACTCAAAGATCCTGGTGAAGCCTTGGACTGGGGTGGCTGATGTGCCATCTGTGTTAGAGCATCCACGGGTGTCATTGCGGTGCTCTTTGAACAGTCTACGGGTGTCATCTGCTCCTGCAAGAAAGCCAAGCCCATGGTAAACTTCCTTTTGGTTCTTGGAGACGCGCAGCTTCTTGAAAACGCACGCTGTTACCACGGGGTGTAGGCACTCTCTGTGGTCAAACCGGAACATGTTGTTCAGATGCGTGGGGTTGTACGTGGTGGTTTGCAGCACCGGTTGCATCTGAGAGAAGACGAAATCGTCTCCCAACTTGGAATACAGTCCCAGGTTGACACTTCCATTCTGTTCAGCTGCGAGAACCAGCGGGTACAGCACTATGATCACGAGTGTGCCGCCATCCACTGATCCGAGCTCGGGCTTTGAGCCACTGTTGTAATGGTACACAATATTCTTCTGATCAATGGCTGTTAGTGTACCTCCCATGCTCTGTTTCACCTCGATCTCCACGTTGTGGAAAACAGTCAGGCCCTGAGGGGTGTAGTCATCAGGGTTCAAGTTTGGAGGAACTTTAGCAACCAAAAGACGTCCTCCATGGAAACCTGTTCCAGCTATTTCAATTTTGTAGTCCAGAGATCCGGCCCAAAGATTGTACATTTGGCTCAGATGCTGGACCTGCGGGTTGGCATATGATGGATGAACGGGGATTTTCCTGATAATTGTACCAGCTGGCATAGCAGTGGTCCATCTGAAGATTGAATTAAGGATGAAATGTTTCTTGAGATACGGATCAATGACATTGACATCACCACTATGTGCAACAATTGCCGTTTGTGAAGCCTCGACTGGCACTTGTTGAGTGTCGAGAGCAGCTGGTCCGCCGCCCTGCGCAGAGACATCATAATTTTTCGGTGTTCCTGTAGCTGTTGCTGGCATAGACATTTTGTCGGCATCAGTGTTCAACTTTTTCACTTTGCGATCGTGATGTATTACTAGGAACGATCGTCAAAGTAGGTGGACTTGAACGTATCCACCCAAGTTCCGGGAAAGTCAAATTCGATATTGTATTTCCTGCACTGTTTCCGCAGGTGCTGTTTGATCCATTCAAAGAATTTCTTGCCTTTGAGAGAGCTTTCCAAGATGATGCTACGCATGCTCTCTCTTATGGTGGTTGGGTCAAAGCGGATGGACTCATTTTCCGTCCATCGGTGGCGACGCGGCATGGTTGTGAACTGCAGCATCTTCGCGAAACAGTTGTCTTCCAGTGGGCCAACGACATATGGGCCCACTCTTTTGAAACCTCTTTTGAGAAAGGTCAACTGGTGTAGGGGTCTCAGGGGGATGACAGTTTCAGTCTTATCTGCGGCTGTGATTTCTTGGTTCAGTTCAGTTTCCAGGATTGCCTTGTAAGTTGCAAAATTGAACCAGTCTCTGACATCTGGATGGACAGTGCACACGTTGTCGTCTCCGTACACAGCGAAGCTCACGTAGTGCCTAAAGTCATGAAAACTGGCCTTCCCTGGGTCATGCTCCTGGGCGAGTCTCATCCATGTGTAGAAGTAGTACACAATGTTAAAGATACAGTTGTCTATTGCTGTTGCCGGTTGACCTGATACATTTCCTCCTGGACACATGAGAACTTTCTCTCCAACGATCAGCAGAGGACGGCAAAGATGAAGTAGTATGCCTTCCCTGATGATATCATCATCCTTGTCCCAATTTGGGTCATTCTCTTGGTATATCCGGTTGTAGACTCTGTGGAGACGCTCAAAGAAACAAAGAGGTATATGAGCATCATAGTTCTTCATGTCTCCATCAAAACCCATGGTTCCTGTTTTTGCTAAATACTTCCAGAGTTGGTCCCATTCGATGTTGCTTCCATTGATTCCAACCTTGATTGGTAGATCATGTCTGCACGCACTGAGTGCTGCGACAGCTGCATGTAGGTACTGTCTGTGCAGAAGGGTGAAATCCAATGGTGCTCCTGCAAAACTTCGGGTCTTGAGAGCTCGCACTTTCTTTTTGGGACGTGCTTCATCTTTCAAACTGGCTTGGAAGCAAACACAGGTTTTCTGCTTCTTGCTGCACGCGCGCTTCAAAGTCTGCACTGCAGCCATCAACTTCTGTCCATGTGGTCCTTTGTCATCAACTTTGTAGATGTATGCATCCTTTTCTTTAATTTTCACGAAGTAGGGCAGCTTCCCCTTGACATGTGGTTCGTTCTTCCAGGGAAAGCCCGCACTACTCTTACTATACACCGGATTGCTCGTAGGTATTGCCGTTACTCTGTTGACGGCTTCTTTCATCGTGAGTTTTCTGACGGCGGGAATCTGGTTGTTATTCACAACATCCGCAAGCCATTCAGCCACGGTATCGAAGCAACGATCAACGAGCTCTATGTCACAATTCGGTTGTTTGTTGTTCCATTTCTCGACACTGCTCCAGTAAATGTCGACATTGTCAGGATTCCGGAAATCATCTCTCGAGAGGATAGCAGGTTCAAATTCCTCTCCGATTTCAGTGGTTGTTAGCGGACTGAGATACAGCTCTGTTCTTGGGCTCATGTGCTGCTTCTCAACCTGACCTTTTTCATTCACAGTTTCACCAACTTGTTGAAAGCCCCGGTGTGTCCTTGGGCTCTCGTGCAACTGGACTTTTTGGTGGTGGAGTAACGTTAAATCTGGCTCCACTGGTCCCTGGCTTGTCACGACCACGCTACTCGTTTCTACTTGACTACGACCTTCCATTGCTGGCTTTACTCCTTTCGCGCCCTGGTCAGCTTCTCCAACTGTGACGTCACTAGTGAGACCACTCACTCCTAGTATATGCAGGTCTGCTTGGGTCAATGGTGTGGACATTCCTACATATGAATTCGCTGCGGTGTGGATGCCGCAGAACTTCTTGGTATTGCTTGGATCGACTAAAATGAGAGGAGCTCCACAATCTCCTGTCTGAGTAAGCATAGATGGACTGCTTAAGCTTTTCATTCTGGTTTGGTAAGATATTCCTGTTTTTCGGGTGGATGTACCCCTGTGCACCACTTGGAGTTCCTTGTCGGCGCGCAGCTGCATCAAAACGGCATAGTTGATGTGATTGCGCCGAATGCAAAGCACGGCCTCCTTGTTGGTTGGATCTTCTATTCTGCCCTCTTCCCAAACCAAGTGCGTTATTTTCCTGAAAGCACCTGATCCTTCTGGTATTTCAAACATAAGGAAGTCTTTGGTGGGGTGCCGCTTTGCTACTTTTGCAAGCACTTGGACACCATTTTGAAAACTTAGCAGTAGTTCATCTCTTGGGTATGGAAAACTGTGTTGGACGGTGATGCCTTGGGTGTTGTTTAGCATCACACCGAGTGTTCCTCCAACAACAACGATGTTTTTCATTATCTTTGGTACAATGTTACAGACGTTGGGGTCCATCGATCCTTGGGTAGTAACTGTTTGAAACTCTTGGCGGAGAGTCATCAACATCTTGCCATAGACATTCATGCCTTTGCCATCTCTACCGGTTCCCCAGTACGTATCTGCTACATTGTGGATCAGTTGAGCTGTATTGGTAGCCAGGAGTTCAGAGGAGAATGAGGGCTGCTGCTGCAGTCGGCATTCCATGACCTGTCTCATTCTCGCTTTGCGCACTTTTCTCCATTGGGCTCTTTGTTCTTTAGTAAGGCTCCATTTCGAGCTCAACTTCTTCACCTCCATTGGACTATCCAGATCTTCTATCTCAGACAACCACTCCGTTTTCTTGAGTTCTTTACACTTCATCGACTGGTACAGATGTTCACCAGACGGGTATTTCTCTCCTTCAAATGTCACTTCCTCTGGATAAAGGTTAGACAATCGGTCGTGCATTCCTTTGACTTTACGAAGGGCGCGTTCCTTTTCCGGTAGAGTCGCAGCCCGCGCTTGCAGCTTGACTTTGCCTGACCTTTTGCTTTGCGTTTTTCCGCCGCCTCGGTTTGGTTTTGATTCCAGGCATAAGTAATCAGCCATATCACTCATGGCTCCTTCGTAAGCGTCAAAGAACTTTTTGTTCTTCTTTGTCTGAGTTTTCCCTTCCAAGCGTAATGTAGGTGGTGAATGCTTGTCAGGGTATCCCGAACTTGATCTTTCTGTGGTGTGTGTTCGAGACTTGGTGCTCTTGCTGTCAAGGACGTAGCATTCATCGATTTCTAAATCTTCCTCGTCCATGCTAACTACATCCATATCATCTCCCCAGCCCTCGGGAGCAAGAGGGCCGCCCGGTTCGTCTGAGTCGCTGTCCTCAGTTTCGCCGTCTTCCTCGATTTGTTCTTGCACTGCTGTTTCGTAGGCGAAGATGGGGCTACGTTCTGGGTTCCCAAATCGAGCAAGGAAATTTCTTTCAACTCGTCTCTCTGATTCAATCTGAACCACGGCTACCATGCCGTAGATTCCGGCTGCAATGTGAAAGATCTTAAGCACTGCATCGGTGAGTTTCCACGCCAGGATGCTGTTGTCTCCCAGCGGCTCAAAAGTTTTGGTCACATTTCTCACAAACTTTTCTAGTGGATCCTCAGACGGTTGTTTATTGTTCTCGAGAGCTACTCTTTCATCCACCTTCTTCTTTCTAAGATCTCTGGCGGCTGTTGAACCTTCCACTGACATGGTGTCATACTCATCGCCAAGGATAGAAATGGCGAGATAGCCCTTGTGTTTTCCAAAGAGGTAGTTGCCATCTTTTAACTCAAGCACGGTGTATGGCAGCTCAAAATCCAACTTCATGCTGTTAAATCTGGCAATTTGGTCCTCAATGGTCAGGCTGTTCTTGTCTGTGTCAACTGATCCCAGTGACATCAAGAATCTATGTAGCTCACGGTACGGAACCTTACCTCTACTTTTGGCTCTCATGAGGTAAGTCAGCATGTTTGTTCCCATTTTCTTCATTCCATCAAAAGTCACATCCAGTCTCACAATACACTCCGGTTCGTGGAAAAAGTATTCATACTCTCCACGCACATCATGCTCTCGGTAGAACATGGCATTCTCTGCGATGGCTCGCTTCACATCCCAGAGAGCAATGGCTTCGCCTCCTTGGTATTTGGTGATGCTAACCACTTTGTGCTGTGGTTCTCTGAGGAAAGACTGGTATGTGTGTTTCAATCCATTCCAACGACGTCTAAACTTAAAGATGTACATGTCCACTCTGTTCAAAAAGAGAGCCTGGCTGTCGTCAGCTTTGGACCTCCAGTATGCCACTAGGTTTGACCAATTTCCGGTCAACAATAGCTGGAAGTCTTCCTTGGGGTGGTCATAAACTTCTTGTACCAGCTTGGTGACTGCTGATATGGTTGACGATCCGATGGTGAAGTCATTGACACATATTTTCCTGGGTGTGTCTCCCAGTTTGTGGTTCTCCCACTCCTTTATTGCATCCAATGGTGTTAGTATTTCAAATTCACACTCTCTGGCTGTGTAAGTTTTTCCTGTATGGCTCTCTCCGAGCAGCGCAATGGGCTTGTAATATCCGGTGCGCATTTGCTGATCGCCATAGGGGTCTTCACACATCCAGCAGGTCTTCTGAGATTTCCAACCATAAGCTCGGCAAGAGCATCTCACAGGGGCTTCCTTCGACACTTTTGTCAAAAACTTGACTTTGTGCACTTGCGCTAGCCCCTGGATTTGCTCTTGGTTAAGTTGGGTACTGGTGTTGTAACAATCATATGTGATAAAGGAGCTACCACCTGTTTCATTCTTGTGTGGGACAAATCCGGTGATAGGCGTTCCACAGCCATGACAGAAAATGGCTGAGATTGGTGCATGTTTGGAACAGTGGGTACACTGAGCTGTCATCATTTCAGCATCGTCAAAGTAATCTTTCAGCTCTGCGATCAAGAGTGGAGTCCAATAATGGATGTCTTTCTTATGGCACCACTCGACGTTGTCCTTAACACACTGTCTAGCTTCTGAATCTCCAGGCCATTCAGCAAGAACACCCATGTTTTGCCCATGCATTTCATCCATTTCATCTTGTTCACGCTGTAACTCAGCGGCGACTGTCTCGTCGTCGAACTGCTTTGCTGAGTACTTGCTGACAAGCTCTTCAACGTCAGCCAACTGTTCTTCTGTCAACTCTTCTATTTTCTCTTCAACTTTGATCTTATCCTGAGTTGGTGGTCCATCAGGTTTCACATATCCTACCTCTGATGTAGTTTCAGAGGGCTGTGGTTCCATCTTGTTTACAATCTCTCCTGGTTTCAATTCAAAGTTGACAGCATTTCCTCGCTTGTTAAACTTTCTCAAAGTCATCTCAAACTTGGCCTTGTTTTTACAGTAAATCCGGTACAGTCTTTGGGCTAGGTTTTCAACACTGACCTTGCCCTCGGCAATCTTTCTATAGTTGCCTTCATGGTCGTGAGTAGTCTCGTATTCTGTATATTGCAGATGGTCAAATTTGAACATCACACGGTGAGCGTTCTCACCTCCAGCCTCGTAGCGTGGGTCTATGACATTGAGCAATATGTCCCTCCGACGCATTCGGGCATCAAGGTTCTTTGTAGTTTCACTCACTTGCACGTGTGACTCATTTGAGCAAAGAATCAGGTATTTGGAACTGAACATAACTCCTTTCTCTGGGAGCGCTGCTTTGTTGACAATATATGCAGCTGGTGTGTAGATTTTGAACAGCTCGAAGGTATCTTTGTCTTCCTGAGCTTGTCCATAGTCATCATAGATACAAACGTCTTGTCCGTTGTAGTTGTCCCAGTACTCTTCACCTGGTTGTCTGGTGTATGTAGACATAGCTCTGCCATGATGTTCTCCAAGAGCTTCTGCGATTGCGGTAGCAAGTTCACTCTTTCCATGACCAGCGGGTCCGTAAATATAGATTGTGGCCGGTTGCACTTTCTGTCCACAGGTGTCTTGCATCTTTCGCATGAATGTCTTCAGTCGCTCTTTTGCAGTGACTAGTCTTCTGAGAGTACCTACGTGGTCTTTGAGATGCCCGTCCTGGTTTCTGGTTGAAAAAGACTTATCCATGTCCTCAGCCCATGCAAGAATCTGGGCATACTTTTGGGCGTTCTCAAAGAAAATTGAGCAATTGTTCTCTGCTTTTGTGGCATATTCTTCGCACTCTATTGTACACTGATGTAAATCCTTCAAGAATGCTTTCCTAGAGTCGTCTTCAGGATCGGCTACTGTGAAACCAATGACATCAACGAGGAAACTGGTGATCAATCCTCGGAAGGTTTTGAAACCTGATTTGAGCCAATCAATAGACTTCGCAAACAATGCTAGGCTAGTTAGCCACTGTGTGAACTTTCCCTGTTTTGTTGACCAATTCATCATAGCTCCTCCTCCAACGATGGCAAGTATTGCTACAGCAACGCTAATGATGATGTGGGCAAGGGGACAGAGAGTCACTTCTTTGAAACCTAGCATTTTCAGAACACCTCTCGCTTCTTCAGGTTCTGCAATTGGATCTGGCCCCTGGGTATGCAGCGGGAGCTGCTTGATTACTTTGTTGAACTCTGTTTGCAGAAACTGGAATTTTTCCTCTTCTGTGAGGTCTTCTGTGGATTGTTGCATTTTGTCAGTCACTTTTTGGAGTTGATCTGATGCGGCTTTAACAGCCTCTGGACTTGCATGTTTTATCAATTCCTTTACCTCCTCAAAACTGGATGTATCAACTGTAGAGGTAGATCTTTTGCTTGATGAATTTCTGACATCAAATTCTGTGACTGATGATGATTCTGACTGAGATGGATTTGGTGATGGTGCTCCTGTTGATGCCAAGATCTGCTCAAAGGCTGCAGGCTCACAGCCTTTAAAATACATCATTGCTGAAACCATCCATTCTATGGCTTGTATGAGGAAGCTGTTCTCTCCCCATAGAATCCCAACACTCTCCATGTACTGAATGATAGCACACGCTCTTTCCTTCTTTGTGGACACTGTGGAAAACACATTTGTAAGACAGCTAAACAGGTTGATGATTTTGATTGTGTCCAAACCTGAGAAAACTGTTTTGCACCACTCGTTCACAGCGTCAGTGCCGCAAGCTATCTTGCGCTTGTATTCGTCCTGGATGTAGTCGGACGGTGTTTCCACACAATTAAGGGGTTTGATGAGCTGATTCCCCATGATGGGCCGAAAAGTGATTCTATCTCGTGTTGTCAGTTCGGGGGTGTGCACAGCGATCAATAGAGGTCGCTCAGCTCTGCTGGCACTCTCGTCGTTACAGACTGCAGAGAAATCCAACTAACTGATCCGTCTAGACTTGTCTCTAGTGATCTATCGTATATATTCCGCTTCAGACGTGCTGATGAGGTCCTCCGGTAATCTGGATACCCGGCGAGGATGGACTCTTTTAACGCACTAGGCAAAATCTGGATACGACCAAGGGGTCTGCACTGGCCTCTTGCTTGAAAAGTATCTACCGTGCAGCTAATATATAGCTGCCCAT